GTGCAGATTTTTCTTTGTACAACACATAGTTGGATATTCTGGCAGTCCGGCCGGGCCAAGCGTCAAAGATTCGCTGCATGGCCAGGGCCTGTTGGTGATGCGGTACATCTATGTCTACATCGGGCAAGTCGTCGCGCAGCGGATTTAGGAAGCGAGCAAATGGTATGTTCCATTCTATAGGGTCCACATCAGTGATGCCCATGAGATAGCACACCAGGCTTGATCCTGCTGAGCCGCGAGTCATGTGAGGAATGTCTGAGTTGAGATCCAGCACACGCCGGATTTTGAGAAAGTATTCGGTGAAGCGTTGCGCTACTATTACTTCAAATTCTTCTACAAGTCTATTTTGGTATTCTGGTTGATTGGGACAAGGTCTGCGAAATTGTTTCAGTAGTGCTTCTATCTGTTCTAAGTCTGTCATTGGTTGCCTTTGAGTTGCCTTACCCGATATTTACGGTCGGGCAACCTCTGGGCAAAATTATGCTGCTACTGCTTTGATCACTGCAAAGTTGAATACAGGCTGTTCTGTGGTTGTGCCGGCTGTGGTAGCAAACGTGATTCTAAAACTGCCGGCTCCTACAGCAGTGACATGGATTTGATACAAATCTGTGCCAGACTTTTGATTTACAATCACAGTGTCTGTAGCAGCCACGAGAGAATTGGTCACTGTGAAACTCTGCCATGACGTAGTACCAGCAGCTGATACTAAGGTAATAGCACCTGAATAAGCATTTATGGTCACACCTGTGGTGCGTGAAGTGGCCTGTGTAACAGTGCTGCCTGCACCGGTGCTGTAGCCAATGGCAGCTTGCGCACTGCCTAGCTTGGGTCTAGATAGATCAGTGACTGTTATCGTGGTACCGCCGTCAATGGTCGAAAATTCAAAATCATAGGTACCAGTTGCAGTAAAAGTTATTACATTTGAACTAACACCTTGCAGGCCATTCAATCCCAGCGACACAGCAACAGGCAATGTTAGTGTATAGTTGACATTGCTGACCACAATTCTAAATCTCAGTGCACCTGCAGTGCCTGCAATGGGCCAATTGCTAAATGCCAGTGAGGCATTGCCAGTTTGGCTAGGCATGGTGTACCAGTTGGCAGCAGAATAGTCCAGTGAGATTGACCCTGACGTTGCTGTTAGTGTAACCAGTTTCCAACTCACATCACTGAGTTGTACAGCATAAATGAGATTGTCATTCATGTCATTGTCCAACGTTGTACCGGTCAGCGCAGCTTTGAACACACCGTTGGTCTGCAGTTCGGTAATTTCGTCCGCTGCATATTCAAAGTTAGTTGCAGTGTTGGCAAAGTTGTCACGCATGCCCTGTGAGTTATTGGGCACTCCGGGCACAGGATAGTCGCCGTTGATGTTGTTGGGGTTGATTTGACTGGTCATGTTTGATCCTAGATTAGATATTTATTTCGCCCAATCTAGCACTAAATAATCTAAAGGCCCATGAGCTATGCAAAAGCGCACTCGCAGCATATTAGAAGAATTAGACAGTTTGTACGTAGAACACGATCCCAAAGTGCTGATCGAAAATCGTGCTCACAACATCATTACCAGTGCCATAAGATTGCTAGAACAAATCGAGTCTGAATTTAGCCCTGAACAAGCAGAAAACCTACAGCGCAAATTGCTCAATGCCATACGCACACGAGATACTGGCAAATTTGCCAGATCAGTGAGGAGAACCAATGCAGATTTTTGAAATCACTGCTCGACGTAGACAAAAAATTGATGAAATAACGCTAGGAGGAGTAGGGCAGGCCATTGGCAGCGTTGGCAAGGCACTGGGGCAAATAGCCAATGTCAAAGCTGGTGAGTATGTCAAACAGCAAACTGGTGTTTCGGGCGACATCAATACCAACCCTTACGGTGCTCAACAAACCAAGGCTGCAGCAGCGGCCAAACCTGTGATTGAAAAACAGGCCATTGAGCAGCACAAATTATGGTTGCAAGGACTGGCGCAAGCCATGCAGGTTGCCGGAGTAAACAGCATTGCAGCCATTCCTGCAGCACAACAAGATGAAGTCAAACGATCCTTGCTCAATGCTATCAACACCACTCTACTTCAAAACAAAACTGGTCGAGATTACAAACGTCTTCCCAGCTATGTGGATCTTGATCCGGCGATTCAACTACAAGCGCAAAATATTGTAAAGACTATTGATGCAGCAGTAACTACACTAATGACATTATCAGCAGCGAATTATGACGCTGTGAGTAAAACTGCCTGGCAGGATCTTGCTCAAGCTGCCTATGATGCCATGGCATTGACACAGTTTAGTCCCAGCGGAGCAGCCAACATGGCTCTCAACGCTCTGATACGAATGGGCGTGACTCCGGCCGCTTTAAGCGCAATGAGAAGCACATTGAGAACTCTGCCATCAGTGCGCGCAGGTGACCCTCGCACTGACAATTATCTAGCTGCGTTTGGATTCAAGCCCATGGTAACTCGTATTACACCACCACCGACTACAGTGCCCGCAATAAATCAACTTGGTATTACTCCTGCGGCATTGAAGAATATTCGAGCTGCCTTAAACAGTCTGCCAGACATAACATCCGGCAATGACGATGTTGAAGATTGGGCCACAGCTTTGGGATTTAGACTGTGATTAGAAAACTGCTGGAAGGTGGCAATGTATTCAAGGATTCAGATGGGAATCCTCTAACACAGCGTATCAATCAAGCTGATGTGCCTGCTACTATTGATTTTGTGGGCCAAATTTTAGGCATGGAGATTCCGCCACACCGTTGGCTGGGATCAACTGGAAGAAAGCCCACATCTGGCGACTTAGACATAGCGGTTGACACAGCTGAATATACCAAGAATGAAATTGCAGCATCGCTCAATGCCTGGGTTCAACGCAATGGCGGCGATCCTAGAGATTTTGTGGTTATAAAAGGTGAAGTACATTTCAAAACTCCTATCAAAGGTGATCCGCGCAATGGGTTTGTGCAAACTGACTTTATGTTTTTGCCCAATATTGACTGGGGAACATTTTACTATGGCGGCAGCGAAGGGTCAGCATACAAAGGCGTCAACAGAAACGTGCTGATGTCCAGTATCGCAAAAAGTCAGGGCCTCAAGGTTGGGTTGAATGGCATGTTTAGTCGCACTACCAATCAGTTGTTAGACGGCGGTCTAGATCCAGATCATGTGGCTGAAGTATTGCTGGGACCCGGGCATGACAGAAACAGTTTGAAAAATGTTGAGACCATTTATCGAGCATTGGCCAAAGACCCTAACCGAGACACCAAATTGGCTGATTTCCGGGAATATCTACAGCGCGAAGGCCTTCAAGAGCCTGACGTTGTCAAAGAAAACAACGACGTAAATTTCTTGGCTCGACTGCGAGACAGAATTGTCAATCAAGGCTATACTCCCTTGATTGAAACCTCTGTAACAGAAGCAGCACCAGCAGGGGTGGGAGGTCGTGCCAAAGGTATTGAGCATCTGGAAGATTTAGTGTTTAGATTTGGACTTGCTGGAGTTGATCAAGCGTTAGATATTATAGATCATGTGGCCGAAAATCCTTCGTCTACCACAGTGAAATGGGACGGCAAACCCGCATTGGTATTTGGGCGCAAACCGACCAATGGAGAGTTTGTGCTCACAGATGTTTCGGGGTTTGAGGCTAGAGGCTACGACGGTCTAGCAACCAGCCCGGCTATGATGGCACAAATACAACAACAGCGTTCTGGTGAAAGATCCGAACTAATAGATGTGTATCGTCGTTTATGGCCTTTGCTGGAGGCTGCTGTGCCTGTGAACTTCAGAGGTTATGTCAAAGGAGATTTGTTGTATACGGCGACTCCACAGCTGATAGCGGGCAATTATGTATTTCAACCTAACACAGTGGAATATCGTATACCAGCCAAAAGCAGTTTGGGTCAACGTATAGGTGCCAGTGATGTTGGTATTGCCATGCACACCATGTATGCAGATCAAGGCGACCCCAGTCAGCCCTTGAGAGGAGTGTCATTTCAATCAGTGCCTGGGCTGTTGCTAATGGAACCACTAACGGCCAAAACAGTTGAACCCGACCGCGAGCTGATAAAACGTATCAAAACCATAGCCCGCAGCGCAGATGGTAGAGCCATTGCAACTTTATTCAACCCTGCAGAATTACGCAATCAACAGATCACTGATTTTGCCAAACTTTGCGTGGATTACATAAATTATCGCATTGGCACTGGCAGTTATGACAACTTGTTGCAAGATTTTGGCACTTGGCTGCAGTCCAAGGTCAGTCCAAGAAAATTTGCCAATATAGGTGAATATCTAAGATCGCCGGCATCCAACACCGGTGCGTTGGCTGCAGCTTTCAGTTTGTTTTTACTATTGCACGAACTCAAAACCAATGTACAAACACAGTTGGATAAACAGGTCCCTGGCAACGAAGGCTGGGTCATGGCCACACCTTTTGGTTATGCCAAGGCAGTAAATCGATTTGACTTTACTGCTAGAAATCGTATGAGAAATAATCCCTAACAACCGTTTTTCTGTCAAACGGCTAAATAAAAGCAGGTCCACCGAGACCATAATTTTAGGAGATTTCAAATGGCATTTTTTGCTCCAGTAAACGGCGACAGCCAACCAGTATTTGCACTGGATACCCAAAACGGTCCAGTTGCAGCCAGCACCTCGTTAGCTGGCGCTCCTGTACAACCTCAAGGTCCCAAACTTGAGTTTTTCCGCGCAGTGGCCAACACCAGCATCAACGGTGAAGGTGGCGTGCAAGAGTACGTGGCCAATGTCATGCAGGCCATCCAGCAAACTGCCACAGTGGCAATTTACCAAGTTGACGGCACCGCGCTGTCAGTGGCTGTGTACCCAGTGGGTGCATTTGCCAGCGCAGCCACATTTCTGGCAGCTGCCAACATCACCTACACCGGTTTTCAGTTAAACAGTGCAACCAATGTAGGTTTCAAGCTAACGACCTGATAGAGTTTTGTTGCATCCCAACCCCGGACATAAAAACTCCGGGGTTATTTTTTTGGCCGTAAATAATCGGCTATGAAAATTGTCTGCCGCACACTGTTTGATTGCACACGCACTGGTATTACTGGACATTTTAGACTGGCACAGGTACCGTTTGTGGATCAAGCCGGACAGACCATACACACCTTGTTAGACTGGACTCACAGTCGCAATCAGCAGCGAAATTTTGAAACTGTAATGCAGATGATCAGCCTGCGAGCACAGCCCACAATACTTGCTGATCCCATCGACCAAGATGGCATATGGCAGTTTGAATTTTCTGTGGAAACTGCAGCGGTGTACAGTGCCAACGGCTCCGCTGACGATTGCTCGGCATTGCTGCAGGAATGCCAAGGCACACCCATGATTGTGGGTCTGGGCGAAATCAAAACACAGCTCACTTATCTCAATGCCCAAGAGCCCAATCAAAACATTTGGTTTGAAAACATAAATATACCACTATGAGTGACCCTACCGATATCGAAAAGAAAAGCCTAGAGGCGCATGTAGAACTGTGCGCAGAGCGTTACAAACTTTTAGAAATCAAACTTACCAATGTAGAAAAAGCAGTAGCTTCTACCAAAAACATGGTTGAAGAACTTTCCCAATCAGTTCATGGAATGGCAGAAAAAAACAATGATCGACTGATTCAGTGGGGTATGGGAATCATCGCAGTGTTAGCTGGCGCTTGCGGTTGGTTGTTTACTCATTATCTGTCGAGATGAATACCAATCAGAAACTAGAAACCTTTGCGATAAGAGAATATCGTCGCCATGCGCACAACATAATTGTAGAAACTGATCAAGATCAACATTTGGTGTTTGGTGCGTATGTTTTAGAACACACTGTACAAGGTGTAAAAGTATGGAATAGAGCCCATGAGATCATAGCAATATTTCAAGATCGACGAGCAGCATTGAGTTATTGTGTGGCCGACAAATTTAGACAATACGCTCTTGGTTCTAAAATCATAGAGTTGGATCAACAGAAACAACATTACACCAATGATATATCAATGTATAGAGTCAGGATAGCCCGTAGTTGCAATTCAGAATTTATTGATTTAGTCAACAATAAACTATCACAACGTCGTGCACAGTTGAAAGCAGTGATTGAACAGTTGGAAAAATGCATAAATCAGGCTAAATACTTGCAAAATAAAGGATTTCAAAATGAAACTGCAAGAGTTTTCTAAAAACAAACCTACCGCTAATGTAGCCAGGGTTTTCGAAAGTCATTTCGGCACTCGTATGCCGTTTGATCAATTGACTGCTCAGCAGTGCCAGGTCATGATGAAAAAGGTTCAACGTGTGATATACGAAACTCGCCGTCACGCTAGTTTTCATCGCAGTGAACAAAATCCTGCTTATCTAAAATTAGTCATGATGGAACAGGGGTTGGCAGCTCGCCTCAAAGAAACCATGCCCGCTCCTGCTGCTCCAGGAACTCCGGCTGCTCCAGGTGCGCAACAGGCTCAAAACCCTGCTGTGCAAGGTGCCATTGACAAAACTAAATTAGCTGCTGCATTGAAAAAATCCGCTGATGGTCAAACGCTTACTCCAGATGAACAAAAGCTAGTGGCAGGTGCCGCTATGATGCAACAAGAAAGTCGTTTGCGCAGAGCCTATCGCACTCTCAAAGAATCAGAAGTACAACAGGCACAGGTAGTGTTGGCCGCTCAAGACATGGTGGACAAAATGCAAGCTATGTTGGAAGATGTATCGGAGTTGCAGTTCAAAGAACTTCCAGCCTTGGTTGATTCCATTAAAAATCAAGTAGGAGTCGACCAAGCTGCACAATTCAATACTGATGCCACAGCAGCGCTTACTGGTCTGTTACAAAACATTCAAGGTGCAAAACAACAATTGGATCAAGCTCTAGGTGTTGTTACCGGTCAACAAATGTCCGTACCCGGCATGGATGCCGGCGCTGACATGGCGGCCGCAGGCGCTGACATGGCTGCTGGTGCACAGGCCGCCGACGCCGGTGTAGATGATCTTGATGCAGCCGCAGCCGACGCCGGCGCAGAAATGGCGCCGCCGCCTGAAGAAGCCGAACCTGCTCCCGCTGCTGCCTTGGGTCGCGCTCGCAGATAATGCGTATAACTGAAGTAAATGCAGCAGGAGTAGACACCGATCCAAAAAAACTTTTGGGGCTGGTGCAGTTTTTGGCTGGCCGGGCCAAAGATACTAATGCCCAAAAACAAATCAGTCAAAATGCATTTATTTCTGCTGCTCGTAGCCTTGGGATCATGTTGACACCAGACACATTGCCCCAAGTCGTAGGACAACCACCGTTAAATGCTGTATTAGAACCTATGGATCCGAACTCAGGACAAATTACTTTCAAAGGTGCCGACATTGGACCGGCCAAAATGTCAGTACCACAGGCTCAACAAGTTGTGGCTCAAGCGGCCAAATCGGCCATGCAACGTAGAAAATAATCGAACATCTCTATAGTTGTGTTTATACCATAAGTATAGTATACTCACAGTGGAGTTCACAATGAAAACACTACTGACCCTTTTATTTTCTCTTACCACCACACTAGCCTGGGCCGGCGGTCCACATAGACATCGCCACTATCACCACGGTTATAATCATTGGCATTGGGTAGCTCCAGCTCTAATCAGTGGAGCGGTGGTATATGGGCTTACTAGACCTGTGCCGCCTCCTTCTCCAGTGTACTACGTACAGCAACCCACAGTATTGCCTCCTCCTCCGTTTGGATATCATTATCAACAAATTTTAGATGCAAACTGTAACTGTTATCGTTGGGTTCTAATACCTAGTTGATCATTATGAAGCATTGGAAAGCATATATCAAGGTAGCAGAGGCCAATAATAGTTCTAAACAATATGTGGCCACAGTGGCAGCGCAAACTGTATATGAAGCTGTAAACAAGTTTCGTCAGCAGCATGGATTGAATTGTATTATTGGATGGATAAAGGAGACAAAGCTCGATGGCTTACAGTCAATTGGTTATTGATCATTATGAAAATCCACGCAACGTGGGCAGTTTCGACAAAGCCGACAACAGCGTAGGCACTGGCATGGTAGGAGCACCGGCCTGTGGCGATGTAATGAAACTACAGATCAAGGTGGATAATGAAACAGGTATTATTACAGATGCGCGATTCAAGACATATGGCTGCGGCTCGGCGATTGCAAGTTCATCACTCGTTACGGAGTGGGTCAAGGGTAAGACGCTGGACCAGGCGGGATCTATCAAGAATACTGAAATCGCCGAACATCTTGCACTCCCCCCAGTTAAAATACATTGCTCAATTCTTGCTGAAGATGCGATCAAAGCTGCGGTAGATGATTATCGCAAAAAACATGAACAGACCAGTTAGACTCTATCCCGGGTCTGACCCTAATGTTTTTTTATGCGCGCCCTGGTTAGGTGATATTTACAACACCACCAACAGTGGTGAGATGTGGATTGATTATCATTTATTCAATAGAATAGAAACACCAACAGGAGCCAAAACAAAACAATCACCTAATTTTGATCTTATAAATCAAGCTGATCGATTGGTGGTTTTTGACTTTTATCACGGAGAAGCCAGCGTAGAAAACTGGGAAATCGACTGGATCAAAGAGTTAGCAGCACATCGTCCTTTGCTTTGGCTTACTACCAACACCAAACCGGTGCCGAATGTGCACACCGTGAAATTTGATTATTATTGGAACAGAACTAAAATTGCATACTTAGATCATCAGTGTTTCCACAAGCAGCGGAGTATAAAAAATTACCAGCAATATCCAATTCATACAAGTGTGCGTAGTCATAAATTTTTGAGTTATTACTCAAGGAACACCGAGCATCATAGAGCAACTTTACGACAACATTTGCAAGCCAATGCACAGGGATTTATAGGTTCAGAAACACATTATCTAGAACCAAATTGTCAAGTACCAACTGCATCGCCGGATCCTCCAGCTAGAAAGTATTTTGATCAGTCTTATATAAGTTGTTTGGTAGAAACACAGTGTTTGAATTGCAACAGCATATTGATCAGCGAAAAAACCTATGACCAATTAATTCAAGGACGACCTGTGCTGAATTTTGCCACTCCAGGATTTTATCAACAGCTAGCAGCCGATGGTTGGCAACTGCCATCGGACGTAGATTGGTCTTGGGACACTATGATCGATGACAGCCAACGTTGGACTCATTATCTTGCCGAACTTGATAAATTATTATCGCTGAACTTAGATCGGTTGCATCAATGGTTTTTAGACAACATGTCTTGTTGGCAACATAACCATGAAATGTTAAGGACCAAACCTTATGATATCATTGACACCAGCTGCTACTGGTAAAATCAAATTCATGCTCGCCAAACGTGGCCGAGGTGTAGGCATAAAAATCGGCGTAAAAACCACTGGTTGTTCGGGGCTGGCCTACGTGTTGGAATATTTAGACATTGTGCCCGACGATCAAAGCATGATGGTAATTCAACAAGACAATTTTTCATTGGGACTAGAAACTCGTTCAGTGCCATATCTACAAGGATTGACTATAGATTGGGTCAAACAAGGACTAAACGAAGGATTTGAATTTATCAATCCCAACGAACGTGACCGATGTGGGTGTGGTGAAAGTTTCCGTGTATAATCCTAAATTTGAGTATAGATCCATACCCAGAGTAGTGATCGACGGCCGACGCTTTTATGCCACTCCTGACGGTAATAAATTACCATCAGTGACAACCATATTAGACAAAACCAAATCTGAAGATAGCAAAAAAGCTCTAGAACAATGGCGCCGCAACATTGGGCAGGCTCGTGCTCAACAAATCACAACCGAAGCAGCCAATCGTGGCACACGCATGCACGTTTACTTAGAAAAATACATCAAGGAAGGTGCTGTGCCGCCGCGTGGATCAAATCCCTTTAGTTGGCCTAGCCATATTATGGCTCAAGAAGTTATTAGCAAAGGTTTGGTCAATGTTACAGAATTTTGGGGCATTGAAGTGCCTTTGTATTTTCCTGGTGTGTATGCAGGAACCACCGATGGGGCAGGCATACATTTAAATGAACAGTCAATATTAGACTACAAACAAACAAACAAACCAAAAAAACGCGAATGGATTGACGACTATTTCATTCAGTTAGCAGCCTATGCAGAAGCACACAATGAATTGCACGGAACTCAGATCCGAAAAGGCGTCGTTTTGATGTGCGTCAAACCGGATCTTGACGCTGACTACAATATTATAGGCAAGCCTCAGTACCAAGAATTTGTGTTAGAAGGCACAGAATTTGAAAAGTATCGCAGTGCGTGGTGGAAAAGAGTTGAACAGTATTATATGCTAAATATCTAATAAGGCAAGGACTGCTACAGTGGCTATAGTACAAATTTCACGAATCACACAACGAAAAGGATTGGAAGAGGATCTTCCGCAACCTTTGGCCGGAGCGGAGCTTGGCTGGGCCATAGACCAACGTCGACTGTTCATTGGCAATGGCGAGTTGGAAGAAGGTGCGCCAACTGTTGGCAATACCGAAATACTCACAGAGTATTCTAATATAATTGCAGTTGCAGCATCATACACCTATCAAGGTGCTGCGGCTGGCTATGTAGTGCAAACTGGCCCATCATCAGGAACTCCAGTGGCCCTGAGTTTACAGTCATGGTTAGATCAATGGGCCACAGTTAAGGATTTTGGTGCAGTGGGCGACGGATCTACCGACGACACCGAAGCTATAAACCGTGCTTTGTACCAACTGTATTGCCGTCAAACCAACACACAAATTAGAAGAAAATTATTTTTTCCAGCTGGCACATACAAAGTATCTGGCAGCATTCTCGTACCGCCATTTGCCACACTCTATGGAGAAGGTCCAGAAGGCAGTATCATAAGTTTTCAAGTAGACACCTGGGTTGGCACAGTGTCCTATGATTCTGGAGAACTGGTACTGGATTCTGGTGTGTACTATCGTGCTCTTCAGTCAGTGCCAGCTGGTACTTCTTTGGGCGACACAACCTTCTGGGAAGTAACTACGCTACCAGATTATGTTGTTGCCACGGTAGATAGTTTGCAGCAAGCCGGTGTAGACATTGGAACCAATGGGGCCACTGCTCCTCAGGCTATAACAGTTACCAACATGAAATTTACCACCACAGTGTTGAACTCGTGTGTGTTAGTGGAAAAATGTTCCAACAGCAGCTTCAACAATGTTGATGTTGCAGGACCAAAAACCGAAGCTACAATTACTGCAAGCAACGACGATATCCGATGTGTGGACTTTGTGAGTTCAGGCAGTTTACCTTGCACAGATGTAAGATTCAATGGTTGCAAGTTAAGTGGCATGGATTATGGCATCAATGTAGCTGAACAGATTGTGGGATGTGTGTTTAATCAGTGTTGGTTTGATACCATGTATCAAGCTGTGATTTTAGGCGGTGCTGTGGTAGTAGATGGTGGACCCACTGGCACTAGAATCACTCATTGCTTGTTTGATAACATTGCACGTCAAGGCATCAAAATAGAAAACTGTTCAATGAACACCAGTGGCTACAATGCATTCTATGATGTAGCCAACGACTTTTTTGGCACAGGTTATCCAGCTGCGCCAGTGATTGACATTGCCACAGCAGGCAACGAATGTGTGGGTGACATGTTTGAGCGCCCAGGCACCTACAGTTACATAGCCAGCCGAATTCAACTCAACAATACAGCTAGCATTGCATTTGAAGGTGCTGAAAAAGTACAGTTAGGAACTTACAGCAGAGCCACTGGAGTCAAAGAAACATTGTCGGATAATGTAGGCACAACAACCTTGTTTACCATGGATGCCACTGTGGTTCGAGCATTCAAAATGGACTACACAATCACTAGAGGACCCGTCACAGACAAGACTCTCACTGGCACTTTGACTGTGGTGGCCAGCACTGACGGTGCCGGAACTAATCTTGTCTATGACGATAATTTTTTAGAAAACTCGCCTGCTGGCGTAACTCTCAGTGTATCGGAAACTAGCAGTGTGGTCACAGTGAGTTATGAGACTACTGCAGCCGGCTATGACGCCTACATTTACTACTCTGTTACCAAACTAGCCTGATGTGGCTTCGTACGTTCGATGAAAGGCTATTGGATTGGGCCGAACTTCGTGGTCGGGTCTTTGATCAAAAATTAGAAACGGCTTTGACCACAATCAATCGTTGGTGGTTCGCTGCTCCGTGGTGTGCATATCATTTGCATTGGGATGATTTTGAGTCTTGGCCCGATCCTTGGCAACTTTTGGAAGACAATGTTTATTGTCCTGTTGCAAGAGGGCTAGGAATCATGTATACTATTGCACTGATTGACAGGCCGGATTTGCAAATAGCAGAGTTGATTGAAGTTGGTTCCGACAATTTAGTTGTAATCCCAGGTGAGAAATATATATTGAATTGGGATCGAGACACCGTCGTAAATATCAACCTAACGGCAACTCCAGTGCATCGACGGATTGGCCAACAACAACTAAAACAACGGATTCAATGAAAAATATTACAGTAGTCAAGCGCAGTGGCCGGCGTGAGCCTTTGGCCCTGGAAAAATGGCAAGCGCAGATCGCCAAAATTTGTTCCGGCATTGCTGATGTGAGTCAAAGCATGATCGAGATTCGCACTCAGTTGCATTTTTATGATGGTATTACTACCACCGAAATTGACGGTATCACGCTACGGGCCATTGTAGATTTGATTGATGTAGAGTCAAATCCCGATGTGGGGCACACCAATTACCAATATGTGGCTGGCAAACAACGGCTTTCAATGCTGCGCAAGGACGTTTACGGCGATTATGATCCGCCGTCCTTGTATGACATTGTAAAAAGAAATGTGGCTGTTGGGCTTTATACCCCTGAACTGTTAGAATGGTATTCAGAGGATGACTGGCGTCGCATGGATGCCATGATCGATCACTCAAAAGACGAGCTCTATAGCTATGCGGCCATTGAACAGCTGATTGAAAAATATCTGGTGAGAAACCGCGCCACCAAGGAAATATATGAAACTCCACAGATTCGTTATATGGTTGCAGCAGCCACAGTATTTCATCGGGAGGAACCTAACTCAGCTCGCATGCGCTATATCAAAGAGTACTATCAAGCTGCCAGTGATGGTCTTTTCACTCTTGCTACTCCTGTGCTGGCTGGGCTTGGCACTCCAACTAAACAGTTTAGTAGTTGCGTTCTTATCCGTAGTGATGACGACCTTGATAGTATTTTTGCTAGTGGAGAGATGATGGCAAAGTATGCTAGCAAACGTGCTGGCATTGGCTTAGAAATTGGGCGACTACGCCCCTTGGGAAGCCCAATTCGTGGCGGCGAAATCATGCACACCGGCATGATTCCTTTTCTCAAGAAGTGGTTCGGTGATCTAAGGAGTTGTTCACAAGGTGGAATTCGCAACGCAAGTGCTACTGTATTTTATCCCATTTGGCATCATCAGTTTGATGATCTTATTGTACTTAAAAACAATCAAGGAACCGAAGAAACCCGAGTCCGTCATATGGATTATGGGGTTGTGCTGTCGGCTTTCTTCTGGCGACGATTCAAAAGAAAACAAAACATAACATTTTTTGACCCCAACGAGGTACCTGATCTTTATGAAGCATTTTACCGAAACACTGCGCTTTTTGAAAATCTCTATGTCAAATATGAGGCTAGATCTGACCTCCGAAAAAAGACTATGTCTGCTGAAGAAGTGTTCAAATCAGGTATACTTAAGGAGCGAACAGACACTGGTCGTATCTATCTAGTGTTCATTGATAATGTAATGAACCAAGGACCATTTGACCCTGAGTACCACACCATTTATCAATCAAATCTCTGCTGTGAAATACTCCTTCCTACAAAACCTTTCAAGAGGCTTGACGATGCCGAGGGCAGGATTGCGCTCTGTACACTTGGGTCGATCAACTGGGGTGCGTTCCGTAATCCTGAGGACATGCGGCGTGCTTGCAGAATTCTGCAGAGGAGCCTGTGTAATATCCTGGACTACCAAGACTTCCTGTCAATCCAGAGCCAGTTATCCAATGACGAAATTCAGCCGCTTGGTATCGGCGTTACTAACCTTGGTTACTGGCATGCCCGCCGCGGATTCACTTACGGTGATGCGGATGCTTTGGCCGAGGTTAAAAGTTGGATGGAGCACCAAGCATACTACCTTACGGAAGCTACTGTGGAACTGGCTCGTGAACGTGGTGCTTGTAAGGATTCGGCGCAAACCTGGTATGGTCAAGGTGTCTTTCCATGGGAGCGACGAGCCTCCGGGGTCAATGAACTCACGAGTTTTCAGCCTGAGCTAGACTGGGAACCCTTGCGTGAGCAGATGAAAACGCATGGTGTTCGCAATGCTACCTTGATGGCCATTGCACCTGTGGAGTCCAGCTCAGTGGTCATAAACTCAACCAATGGCATTGAAATGCCCATGAGCTTGATCACTGTCAAAGAGTCCAAAGCCGGCTCACTCACACAGGTAGTGCCCGAGTATCACAAGCTGAAAAATCGTTATCAGCTGATGTGGGCACAGACCGACTGTGTGGGCTATCTCAAAACTGCTGCGGTGCTGCAGGCCTATGTGGATCAAAGCATCAGTACCAACACTTTTTACAATCCTGCACATTGGCCGGATCGCAAGGTACCCATCACAGTGATAGCTCGTAATCTCATGCTGAGTCATCGCTGGGGTATCAAGACATTTTACTACAGTCTTATCAACAAACAAGGCATGACAGCCACTCAAGAAACTGCCCAACCATTGACAGTGCGAGACGAGGCGCTGGAAGAACCAGCAGATTCCTGCGAGGCCTGTGTGCTGTGATTCAGGAACATCTGGTCTGGCTCAATCTCTACAGCGAAGGTTGGACCAAATCTCGACAACAGATTCTCAATGAGATTTCAGCAGCACAGCTGGATCCTGCCTGCACCAACATTGTGTTTAGGCAGCGCGAAGGCGTGAGCATGGAATTTTTTGGTACTTTGGATTTCATTCGTGAATGGCAGACTCACACTCAATGGCCTGACAATCAAATTTTTCTCAGGATTCACAA